GTCCTCTTGCTGCAGCTGTAAAGCTGTTAACTACACCGTATGCTGTGTCATCGTCTTCCCAAAGGTCTTTGGCTGTGTCAATAACGGTTTTGCTGAAATCGAACTCTTTGCCTATTACATCATGCACGGTTACTGTGTTTGTGAGTTGTAGTTGCTTCAGTGTTGCAAATTGCTCCATGGTCTTGGTTGCGTTCTGCACTCCATCTGTGATTGCTTGACAGCATCTGTTGAAGAATGCACCGTCATTGATGAAAATGTGTCTCTGTGTGAACATATCGCCTTTTTCCATACGTCTCATGCCATTGGTGCAAACCAGTCTCCAAACGAAACCCATGATATTCATGGCACTATAGCCAACTTCACTGTTTACGATATCCAAACCCACCTGAAGGATGTCACCCTTAGCTTTGGTTGTGAGACCAAACTGCTTAGCTGTCTGTGGAAGGGTGATTCTAACGTGCATTCTGTGGTCAAGCAGGTTGTACGACTCGATGGAATATTCCTTGGTGTAGTGGTTGATGATTTTGGTGAGTGCTTCCATCACCTTATCGTTATCGAGAACTGAGTACTTATCACTCATGACGCCACGGATATAAGGTGATTCACCTGCATCCTCATCTGTGTCCTCATCACCGTCTGGGTTGATGTTGCCGACTTTGGTACGAACGAACCATTCGCTGTCATCCTGTTGAATAACACGGTTGGTGTGGTAGGCTGCAAGTTCTGGGTCAGTGTCTAGCAGGCCTGAGAAATATTTGGCTGGCATACCAAGTCTGGCGAATATCTGGTTGTTTGCCCATCTGGTTGCCTTGAATTGCTCTGCACCGATGTTCCAAGAAGCATCGTCTTTGAGAATGATGGTCTTTGCTGGTACTGTAAGGTCTCTCTTGCTTGCGGAATTGTTTAAAATGGTTGAAGTAATGGATTCCATAGTATTTGTCATGGCGGTAATCTCCTTTCAAATTTAGGAATTGGTTTGTGGGATGTGCTTGTAGATGGATGTTGCACAGTGCTTTACGTGTGAAATGCTGTGGGTTTCTAGTAGTCCTGTGTTGCTGCATCTTGTGGTTGCCTCATCACCCTTATTACACCTCTTTGTACAGTGTTAAACAACCTTTTGGAACTTCCTCATAGCTGTATAATTTGTTAGCATCTGCATCTTCTACAAATGCGTTGTAATCATTATCGTTATCCATAGCATATCCTAACGACTTATACCAATTAACAAGACTTACAATTGATTCTATAGTGTTTCCTTGGTTATCTGAGTAAGGAAAAGCATCCAAAATAACTTCTTGCTTGTTTTGAATTTTGGTTTCTTCTTCTATAAGATTGATTAATTCTTTTGCTATGCCTTGGCCTCTGTTCAACTCTGGAACAAATATTGTGTTGATATAGTTGTGGCCCTCGTTTTCGGTAATTTCTATAGTTACATGCCATTCGCCTTGCATACTTGGTCTTACTGCTACATTGTATTTATCTGATATGATTTTAGAAATTTTGTTATACATAATTGTTCCCCCTCAATTTGTATCCAAGTATCATAACTGTAATTCCTACAACTGCTACTGTCCAAAAATATGATCATCCGCTGTGTGTCATGTGAACCGCTCCTTTCGTATTGTCGGGAATGTCCTTCCCTGTAATTTTATTATCTCTCTAATCAGAAAGTGTATCACACCGCATATTTAACAATGTGGCTTGATTATTGCTTATTGTGTTAAAAACGCTTGAAATATCTTGTCGTGTCGCCATTTTTCATATAGAAACAACCTTGTTTCTGCCAGTTTCCTTGGCTTGGTAAAGTGCCTTGTCTGCATATGAAAGGCTTGTTGAAACACCAATTGATGCAGTTACAGATGTTCCTTTTTCTATTGCAATCCTTATTCTTTCAGCAACCAACACAGCACGTTCAATTTCAGTGTCTTGTAGAAATATGACAAATTCTTCACCACCATATCTGATGGTATCAGTGTAACGTACAATGTTCATAATGACTCCTGCAACGTCCTTAAGCACTGTATCACCTGCTTCATGACCTAGTGTGTCATTAACCTTTTTGAAGTGGTCTATATCGATGATTAAAGCACAGCAATTGAAAGTCTCAATTGACTTGCTGTTGTCCAATAGATAGTTACGGTTTTTGCATCCTGTAAGTCTATCAGTATATGCTACACGCTCCAATTCAATGAACTTTTCATATTTAGTAACATCGTCCATTTCCAAAAATGCTTGAATATCCATATATACCGCTCCCTTCTTACAGCCTGTCATCATCAGTGGTGGTAGGCTACTTCCACCATACGGTGCGGTTGCACCGTTTCGACTATTTGTACTGTGCTGTGTTCTTGTAAAATGTGGATTTACTGATTTTCATCTCTTCGCAAATGTCCTTAACTGACTTTCCTGATTTGTAAGCTTCAAAGAGTGCCTTGTAGTCAAGCTTTGCTGATTCGCCAATTGTAAGCGGTTTGCCAATTACTTCGGAAACGAATGCTACTGGTACTGCAATGGTTTCTTTGGTCTCAGGCTCTGGTGTAGGTGCTGGTGTGTCAACCGTTGGTGCTGGTGTACCATCAAGTGTTCCCATCTGTTCGAGTGCTTGCTCAGGTGTGAGTGCTGGTTTATCAGCCTTTGGTGTCTTGGCTGGCTTGTCAGTCTTTGGCTTGCCGCCTTTGTTGGAAAGTCCGAACTCTGTCTTTGCTGCTTCAAGTGCTTCAATGGTATCCACTGCTTTAAGGATGTCGACTTTGAAGGTTGCGGATGGTTCGGTTGCCAATGCTTCCTTAACTACTCTGTCGAACTCAGCTTGCATCGTCTTGGGTGCTTTACCCTTCTTACACCAGTTCATGTAGTCACGTGTACAAACTTCGATTTGGCTGGATGCTCCCACTAATTTGAAAGCTTCCTCAGTGCTAAAATTGGAAGTTACCTTGTAAATACCGATTGTTTTGTTGCTCATAAAAATCACCTAATCCTTTCAATTTGTTGTTGTGGAAGCACCGCTCCCTGTATGCTAAGGCACTGGTAAAGAGCGATAATAAGATTAAGGCTTTAGTCCTATCTTTAAGTCCCATCTTGACCTGCCTCATCGGCACTGGATGGTCAATCCCAGTGGACGGTGGTGTTACCCACCGTTTCGGCTTAATAACAACTGATATGTTCGGCAAACAGCCAGTCTGGCATCATGTAGAAGCTACCATTGGTTGCGAATCCATTGCGGTCTCTGTGCTCATACCCTATCCAGTTGCAATCTGTGTAAGCTGCACGTTCTTCGTCGCTGTCGCATGAGTCAAGCATTTCCAGCTGGGTGTTGTCTTTGTCTTGGTCTTTATCAGCCGGTGCTACGATTTTGACGACTTTGATGATTCCCTCTTCGATACCCTGCCACGCTTCTGATGCGTGAATCCTGTAAATGCTGCCAACCTTGACTGTCCTGGTTTCTTCTAATTTCAATTCGTTCATGGTGGTTGCTCCTTTCATCAGGGTGCTTGTCGCTCCCTGTAATCTTATTATCCATTTAATTGAGAATAATGTCATACCTGATTTTGGTTGATTTAATACGTTATGGATTGTTACACGCCAAAGGCTCTGGTTACATCACGGTGTGTCTGCTATTTGCTTGTTTTTTCATGAAATATCAATAACGTTGGAAGGTAATTTAAGGTAAAATCGAGTCAGCAAAGCTGCACCGTTGATGCACTTTGGCAAATGCTTGGCAAATGGACGATGGGTCAGGTACTTTGCTGTCCACTGAATTCGATTGGTTTAAAACCAAAATAAACGCAACCGTGGGTACTTGCATTAAAAAACCGCTCTGGAAGAATCCAAAGCGGTCTCGTTTTGCGTTATATGTTATCCCTGTGTTTCGCTTGCCTGACTCTGCTCAGCCTTTACGGTATCAATTATAACAGGCTTGACTGGCTGTGGTGCTGCTACTTCAGGTGTTGCAGGTTTTGGTGCTAGCAATTTTCCAACTGCAGAACCACCACCGAACATAGCAAGTGATACACCTGCTGCAATGAACGCTTCTTTACCTGCTCCCAACATGTTACCACCGAACAATGCAGCATTAGCCACATTACACGTGATTGCAATGACAAAAGCTATGAAAGGCTTCAAGTCACTGTATGTGTCTGGCATACGTTTCCTGATTACTTCCACGATTGCCATTGCAAAGAGGATGATGTACTCAATGGGTATCATTGTTACTTCTGTCATGTCAATCCTCCTTATTTCTTCGTTATGGTTACAGTTTTTGTAGTTGCATCCCACGCAACTTCTGCACCCAATGCTTCAGCCAAAAATCTGGCTGGGACAAGTACCCTACCGTTGACCATTGTTGCCTTTACGTCCATTTTAGCATCAATGTCGATGCCATTAACCACCACGTGAATCCCACCTGAAGAGACGCACGCTTCTTGCCACTGTATGTTGAAGAAATCGCATATTGCCATTGCCTCAGCCTTTGCATATTCATCAGTGTGTTCAATCATGTGAATGACTTCTGCTGCATTGGTGTGGAACATGTGTTCTATCAAACATGCAGGTGGATTTGTGTGCTGCACAACATACAAACCCGACTTGCACAATGATGTATCTGGCATGATTCCACGGTCTTTTCCAGGTGATAATGGTGCTATCCTGTCATAAAGCAGTTTTGAGATTTTGTAGCTGTTACTGTTAATGCCACCCTGTCCATAGTAGTAAACCTCTGTTCCCTCTGCTGCAGCCATACCAGCATTCGTGTGGTTGTCGATGAAAAGTTCACATGCCATGTTGTTGCACAACTCCACTGTCTGTGCCAGTGTCATGCCCTTCTCATTTCTGATTACATTGAATTGCCCTTTCTGTGTCTCCAACCAGTATTTGATTCTGTCGGCTAAGAAGTGCATTCTGTCTTCCTCAGTTCCGTATGCACCAACACCAACGTTTTCACGTTGCGTGCTGGCACTTACCATTACTCTGTGTGCCATGTCAATCCCTCCTTATTTTTTCATGACGGTTGTGAATAGTGCGATAGCCACTGACATGATGAATGCATATGCCCCAATTATCCATCCAACAAAGCCTTTCTGACCATCTTTCTTGTCTTTTGCACATGTAGCACAGTCACCCTTGGTGACGTACTTTTCTGCTGCTTCAACTTTGAAGTCTTGAAATTCACTGGATAGTGCTGCTACACCTCCCTTGATTTCACCCAACTCTTTGATTAAGTAGCTTTGGAAATCTTTTTCCATCTTCACCACCTCCTTTCAACCAATGTACAGCTATTAGCTGAAATCAACTTTTATAGCCGTTGGGATCATACCGAATGATGTCATATATACTGGACTTTGAAAAATGATATAATTCTCGCCTTTCATTATGTAATTATTTCGGATACTTACATTTTTTACTCCAATAGTTGCAGCAGGATTAGCACCATTCTTTAATAATTGTCCTGATGATGCATCTCTCCATATTAAACCTTGAGTCATTGGTTTACCACCATCATTAAATGAAGTATCCCATACAACTGGATACATTGTAGTATTATCAGTTATATTCTTACATACATTTGTACAATAAGAATAACCTGAACCATCTGGATACATACCAAATGCTATTTCTTTATTATTATCAGTAATACCATAATATATTAATTGTCCAGCAGCCGAGAAACTTGTAGTCTCTGTAAGAATACAAAAGAAATTAGTATCACAAACCATATGTATACCAGATATTGGACGCGTTACATACCATCCATTAATAGATACAACAGTTCCAGTTAAATTGCTTCCACTATATCCGTCTCCATATTTTAGTTCTATTCCAGAAGGAGAAACACCAATTCTAATATATTTGCTAGATATGGGAGAAGTAAATATAAGAACAGTTGTACTCTGATAACAATTAACTGTTATTAATGATTTTGCAGTTAATGCAGTTACTATATCGGCTATAGTAGTATCAAATACATTAATTGAACTATAAGATGCTGCCATTTTTTATACCCTCCCTTACCATTGAAATAATAGATTTGTTGTTTTTGCCAAACCATCAGATGATAAATACCATGGTGCTTGGAAAAACAAGTAACTGCTACCATCTGTGTACACTTCCGTGGTTGCGTGGCTGCAGGACTTAATACCTATTACACCATCCAAGTCAGAACCATTCTTGAGAATCTGGCTTGATGACTTGTTCTTAAGTATCAGAGTCTCAGTCAACACATAGTTACTATCATATGCTATACCACCGAATAGAACAGGTTCAATCTCTACGTTGTTTGTAAGGTCTCTGCACCTGTGTACAGTACCAATCGAACTGTATCCATTGCCACCCAATATAATATCTCTGCCACTATCACAATTCCCAACATACCCAAAGTTAGAAGCTGCAGTTGGGTAAATATAGTTGGCATATACAGTTCCTGACATGTTGATGTTTGTAACCACACCAGTTGTATTGTTTATGGTGTAGTTTACACCTCTAACCCAGTGAGTGCCTGTCTTGCCTGAACCTGACCAAAAGTCATCAGTCTCACGTTTGATTGGTTTATTGGTCAATGTGAACGTGCCACCAGATATTGTCTTTGCCTCATTTGCCACGGATGTAGCGTATTCACATATGATAGCAAACCAGTCTGCAGCCACAATCATGTGAGTTTTGTATAATGTGTCTGATGTATAGTCTGTAAAAACCTTGAAATCAGTTGTTAACGATGCAAGGTATTGGTAGTCACAATATACAGTACCTGACATGTTAATGTTCGTAACCACACCAGTGGTGTTGTTTATAGTATAGTTTACATCCCTAACCCAGTGAGTACCAGTCTTACCAGAACCGCTATAGAAATCATCTGAGTTTGGCACAATCGGTTTGTTTACAAGGGTGAATGTACCGCTGGAAATCGTCCTTGACTCGTTTGTAATCTGTGTAGGAGTCATTGTTTCCTTGAAGTACATCCTAACCTTGCCAGTCGAATAATTGATTCTGAAATATTTGTCATTCAATGTAGTTGAAAACACCACGTCGGTGGTGTTTTGGTAGTATATAGTTGATACAAATACACCAAGTGATGATATTATATCAGCCAAACTAGCTGGATTTGAATATGTTGCCAATCAAAACACCTCCTTATGGTTTTGTGATTGCTGTAATAGCTAAACCAGTGGTGACACTGGTGATTGTCGGCAATGAAACTGTCGAGAACCAAGCTATTCCAGTGCCATCTGAGTTAAAAAAACATCTGCAGTCAGTCACTGTACTGATTGCTCCACCTGAAGTAACCACTGTGAACAATGGTGTTCTGTCACTTGTGAAACCACTTGTATTTGTTGAAACTGCACCGCTTGTTGGATTTACCTCAATGTAGTTTGTTGTGTTATTTGCTAGTGTGATGCTACCTGCAGATGTCGTATGGATTACGTTGTTTGTTCTCACTTTACCTGCATTGTAAGCGAAATCCAATCCGCTATGACTGCCACTGTTCTCAGCATAATCACCTATCGCACCCATTGCACCAGTGTCACCCTTTGCTGCAACTATCTCCCAGTATGTTGGACTTGATGCAGGTGTGTTACCTGTATTTGTGTCCTGTAAGCTGACATATGAAGTTCCAAGGTCTGTTACACCATCATTCTTAGCGTATGTTGTACCTGCTGCATATGCACCCAACCAATTGATTGGAAGTCCGCCACCGCCACCGCCACCAGTAACTTCCTCGAATACCAAGTCATCAGTTCCCAAGGTTGGGTCAACCGATGTCAAATTATACACCTTCTTTGCCAAAGTGCTTCCAGACATTACGTATATGGCTGCACCAGAAACAATATCAGCTGCAGCATCAAAATCAGACGCTCTTGACCATGCACCTGAAGAGGACGCAACGTAAATTCCGTTGGTTTTCTTATCAGCTTGGTCTTTTATCAGTATCCTGTCACCACCATTTGTGGCAATACCATCAACTGTCTGTGTTCCACTCAATGTAATCGCTGCAGTTGATGCCAATCTGACTCTTAGGTGTACATGTATCGCTTCATGTGTAACATGTGTGTTGGTCGCTTCTAATGAGATGGCTGGTGCTGTCCTCCAATTTGCTTTTCCTGTAATCTGTTTTATCATGTTGGCTAACCACCCGAAAAGGATGGTTATTTTTCCAGTGTTGCCAGTAGACGCATCTGCATCAGTTAGAGTTCTGTTACCAATCATATCATCATCAACAGATATAACATCTTCGCCACCAGTCTGGTGTGATGTATGATGATTTGATAAGTCAGTCCAACTGGAAGCCCCACCTCTCTCACGCTTTGTAATTTGAGCAACATTTTTACGTTGGTCTCTAGCACCAAGTATCTTAATTATTTCACCAGCAGCTGTTCTATTGTTAGCCATGTCCATCTACCCCCTTTTCTGCTTACGGCACACATTTTATTAATTGTCCATTGCTTGTTCCACCATATAACGCTCCATCGTAAGCCATTAAAGTAAAAATACCAATACCAGCACTATATCTGCAAACTTGTTGCAATGTAGAATTGTATCTATACAAGACTCCATTTGAATCAACAACATAAAGTTGATTTCCTAAGACTGCCATATAATGCAATGTCGCATCAACTGAAGCTATTTGAGTCCAAGCGTCAGAATCATTCCATTTGAATAATCTACCTCCCGATGTACACCCATAGAGAGCATCGTTGAAAACTATAAGATTTTTTATATGTGTTTGACCATTGAGTTGTGGTGCTTTCAGTACCCATGCATTTGAGCCATTCCATTCATATAATTGTCCGTTCGGATAAGTTCCTCCATAAATTTTTCCATTGTACTCACAAAGAGTATACATGTAATTTTCTGTTCCTCCAGCTTGACCAGCTACCTCAGCCCATGCATCTGTTCCATTCCATTTAAATAGCCTGCCGCCTGTCTGGGTAGCGGCATATAGTTCGTTATTGTACACTATCATAAAATTAAGCCATTTTTGGCTGTTTAGTTGTGGTGCTTTTAACGTCCATGCATTAGTACCGTTCCACTCAAGCAGTTCGCCGCTTGTTATATACGTTCCGTTTCCGCCATATATCTTATTGTTATATTCCGCAATGAACACAGCATCATCACCAGACTGATATTCAGCAGCTACTTGAACCCACGCACCACTTGAATACTTAAGTAGTCTACCGAGACATCCGGCATATAGTTCGTCATTGTAAACGATCATGTTTTTTATGAGTGCATTGATGTAAGTATCAGCTAAGAGTTCCCAATTTGTAGCAGATAATGGAGTATACCCAACATGAAAAGCTTTGATGTTGCTTGAAAAACCGTCAGGGTTCAAGTCAAAACTTATGGATGTTACCTTGTATATCTCAGATATCGTGCTGCTTGACTCGATGACTTGTACACAATCACCTACTTGCAACCATGGATGAGCCACACATACAAAGTCCGTGCTGACATATCTGTTCAACATGTCACTCTTCAGACGGTTGGCACATTTCTGCACTTTGGTAAGTTCATCAAGGTATTGATTGTCTGCAAACAAAACCTTATCCAAGTCTACCCTCGAACCATCCCACAGAGGTGATGTAACGGTTGCTGAAGCTTCTTCACCGTCACCAGCTACTCTTATTGTACCGTACACGTTACGTCTGCTTAAAGTCAAATTTAAGCCAAATATGTCCTCTCCCTCTCTATACACATGTGCTGCGTATATATAGCTACAATAACAATCTCCAACGATTCCTATGGGAACAACTGCGCCAGTTTCATAATTTATTGTGTAATCTGTATCTTTTATAAATACAGTACCAGCACCACCTGCTTGACTCGAAAAAATTTCAGAGCCACTAACAAGCGGATAATGCGTAAGTGAGAAGTTTGCTGATAAACTATGCAGTTCATCATCAACGGACGGTGAACGGTCTGTTTGGTGATAGAAATTGGCTTTACCATCTTCATCAACCCAGAACTCAAATCCAGCTGCAGTGCATAGGTCATTGATACAGTCCATATAACTCATCTTTTCCCACATTGGGTCAAGTTGAATCCCTGTTTGTTCAACAATTACGTCTGCAGCTGCAAATCCTGCTCTCACACACAAGTCCTTAACTATATCAGCTATATCTGGTATCACTGTTGTTCCTGAGTCAAGCCAATATTTTGTAACACCTGAAGGGATTGGGTATTCGATATAGTATTCAGTTTCGCCACTTAAAACTAGCTTTATTTGCTTGTCTATGAGCAAACATGCAAGGTCTCTACAATCAACACTAACCGTATAGTCATTAGGATTTGCTGAGAATCTTACTTCATCAATTTCCCCAGTAAATACTGTCGCTATGTTGCTGCCATATCCCATCTTAGCAACAACTCGTGTAGATGGAACTAATACGTTTTGCCACATATTAGCAGTCTTCCCAAAATCAGTTGACCTATATGGTGTATAATAACCTGTATCAGTAGGGTCTGCTGGATTTACGTTTGGAAAAGAAAAAACCAACCTTTGAGCGTCGGCAGCTTCTTCACGTTGTACACTCATTGATGTTACTTGGAGCACATAACTTTCTCCGAAAGTTGGAAATTCAATCCAGCCTGTTGGTGCATCACTACCAAGCATGGATTTTGATTTGATTAAGTTGGTTATACCAGCTGGTATCAGTCTCATAACGTCACCTCCAGAAAGATTGCTGTATACCACACTCTCGTGCTTCCCTTTTTCCTATCACCACTTAGTTGCTCAATGATGGCAAGTGTGATTGATGTGCCATCGTGAAATTCAACCTTACGCTTTGTAAACGCTTCATAGTCCACTTCAATGCTGTCAAAATCAATCTTCTCTGCCCAACCTGATACTTCCCTGCGTTCTCTTCCTCTACCAGCCATAAGTGGTCTAGACTGTGCTGTTGTGACTCCTACGTATGGGATGATTGAAGCTTCGTCACCAAACTGTTCGATGTCATTTCTGTTGTACTCGTAAAGATTCAATTTCAATGTTCCCCATTTATTTTCTGATGGTGCTGGCAATGTTAATCACCTACCCTTCCATGAAGACAGCTGTATACCACACTATATCGTATCCAAGCTGTTCATTACCCTCTATTTTCTCAATCCTTGCTGTCATCGTGAAACCGTCATCGAATGTCACTATACGTGCTGTCGCTGCATTCTTGTCGTTCTTCATTGCAAGGTAATCGGCTCTCGTTGCCCAACCCACAATCTCACGTCTTCTGCGTTTTCTCCCAGTACCCATTAAAACGGTATTAGGAGAATTGGTAGTGTGTGAATTGTAGGCTGGCAACAACTCCTTCTCAGCAAAATACCTGACAACTGCAGGTCTCTTGTATTCCATTATGTTCAATGTTGTGCTTCCCCATGTCTCAGCCATACCAATTCTCCTTTCTTATTTAAACGCTTTGTTTGCTGCAGGTTGCTTGCTGTATCTGCTGCTGTTTGCTGCCAAGTCCTGTGCTACAATAGAAGTAATTTCCTTGGTCTCACCCTGCATGTCAACTCCACGAACTATGATTGTACCGCTGTGCTCATATTTGACCACCTGTTTGGCTTCTTGCCAAGCGTATGCTTGCTTCTGTCCAAATAGGTTGGCGTATTCCTTAAGTTGTCCTTCATCAAGTCTGGATAGTCCTATAATCTGTTTAGCACTGCCTGCACCCATCTTGCGAAGTTCATTCATGAAATCGTCATTGCCTCCACCAAGTTTACCTTGGATTGTAGCCAAAGCCTGAGACCACTGTTTCATTTCCTCGACTTGCTTTCTGAGTCTGTTGGTTAATGATGCTCCAGAACCTGTTCCCGAACGCTGTACCTTGTCGAACAAACCAACGAAACTGCTGAACGACTTTGTTTGGTCAACTATCTCTTTGGTTACGTCCTTCATCTTGTCGGCAAGTTCTTCCATAGCTGATTTGCCCTTCTTACCAGTCTTGTCAGTCTCATCACCAAGTTTGCTGAAGTCTATTGCTGTTGTCTTTACTGTCTCACCAAGTTTAGCTGCATTCATGTCCACTTGCTTCAAGTCTGCCTTTGCTCCATCTGCATTGATACGTGGTAGTGTAATCGGCTTGAACGTCAAAGCACTGTTACCAGTGTATTGTCCAGGAGTTGGCATTTTGCCTTCTGTGGACTTAGCCCAATCGCCTTTTAGCTTACCCATACCAGCGTTTATCTTGTCTATAGCTGCAACTGTGCCATCTGCGTATGCTTCAGCACCACCCTTGACTCCCTCGATTGCACCAGACACTGTATTTCCCAAGTCTGTCCACATGCTCTTCGCACTGTTACCAGCTTGTTTCAGTGAATCCCATGCACCACCAAAGTCTCCAGTCAATGCTTGTGCTGCTGCTTTAAGAACGTATACAAGGCTTGTTAAACCGTCTACGATGAACTTTAATGCAGGTGCTAGTGCTTTTACCAGTCCACTGAATACTGCCACCACAACACCAAGTAGTGCCCAAAGGACAACTCCTATAGCCTTTACGATTGGACTGACCAAATCCCACAATGCCATGAATAATTCCCCAAGTGCCTTGAACAAATCCATGATTGCACCAAACACAGGCTGTAAGTTCTGCCACAAATCAACAAACAACTTTGCAAAATAGTCTAGGATTGGCTGCATGAATGCAAGGAATGCTGACCAAGCCAACATCATAGCTTCAATGATTACAACACCGTACTGATTCCACAATTGACCGATGTAGTTGATTACCGCTTCAATCTTTGTTGCTATGAAGTCCCAAATGACTGCTACTCCCTGCCTGAACTGCTCTGATGTGTTCCATAGGTATATCAAAGCTGCCACCAATGCTCCAATTGCCACAACCGCTATGATGACTGGTGCTCCAATTGCACTAATTACACCAGCTACCGCACTGAACGCCATTATCAAGCCACCTATGATGAGTAAAAGTGGTCCAAGTGCAGCTAGCAGTAGTCCTACGATGAGCACAACCTTCTTGACGGTTGGACTCAAACCCTCAAACCACGTCTGCAGCTGTTTAAGCTTCTGTGTCAACTGAGGTATTACCTCATTTGTCATCATGTCAAACAATGGCTTCATTACCGCTCCTAGTGTGGTCTTTAATGTATCCCTTAATGTGCTCATTTGCCCATCAAACGTCTTTGATGCAGTGTCCATGGCTTTGTAGAATCGCCCACCTGAAGACGTCGCTACCTCGAATGCCTTTCTGACTGTCTCAGCACTGATACCGCCTTTTTCCATGGTCTCTTTCAACTCAGACATTGACTTACCAGTCTTCTCACTGATTATCTGCAATGGGTTAAACCCTGCGTTAACCAGCTGTAACAAGTCTTGTCCCATCAACCTTCCAGTTGCCTGTATCTGTGCGTATGCAAGGCTCAATGACTTGAATTTCTCCTTGTTACCCATGGCAACGTCACCAATCATTGATACACTTGGCATTACGCTCTCAGCTGTTTGTCCGAATGCAAGCAAGGTCTTGGAAGCGTCCATTAAGTCAGTCATCTCGAAGGGTGTGCTATCAGCGAACTTCTTGAGGTCTGCTACCATGGTCTTGGCTTTCTCTGCACTTCCCAGCATTGTTGTGAAATTGGACTGAGCCTGTTCCATTGCTGAATCAAAGCTTATACCCTCCTTAACAGCTGCCATTAATGGTGCTGTAACCGATGCACTCAATGCTGCTCCCAGTCCTGCAAGCTTAGTTCCCATGGATTGCAGGTTTTGGAATGCACTGCTGATACGGTTGATGTTGTTTACGGCACTGCTACCGTTGACATTGATATTATAATTTATATCCCCACCGTTTGGCATTTTCTTCACCTCCTATCTGAAGGAATTCACGGTTTGCTGCTGTTGCTTTCTGAACTCTTCTTCTTCAGCTTCAAGTTCGTACAATGCATGCCATTGCACAAGTTCGGAAGAACTGATTCTGTCAAGCATTTCCTCAACCGTCATACCACCCAGTGTTCTACACAATGTCATGTAAAACCTTAGCTCTGGGTGGTTTCGGAGTTTTTTATTTCAGTCTTGATTTGGTTCTCCAACAAACCATTCCTCTTTGCACATTCCTCAAATAACATCTGCAGTAGGTCTGCATCAAAGTTTTCCACTTCAGCCACATCATCTGGGTTGTTTGTGTCATACAAGCATACAGCATCTTCGTCACATAGGCTTGCAGCCACAATTTCAGCCATTAATTTAAACAACTTAGGAAAGTCCTGAGTGTTAACTTGCACATTCTCTGCACCAGCTGCAACCATACCTTCAAGTTGGTTCTGTCCATACACATCGGATACCCTTGCAAGCAATAACGCTCTCTGTGTTCCTGACCATTTTCTGATACATACCTCACCTTCCCAAGCTGGGACAAAGAACGGTTCACCGTTAATTGGTTTCTTGCTATTGATTTGACTCCTGTTTATTGACATAAAAGTCACTCTCCTTCTTCATAACGCTAAATTTGAATTTCAACAATTTCATGCCGTCTTATTTGATTAACCCGATGGATGGAAAAGTACCCACCCATCGGTTAATCGTTGGTTTAAATTGATTCTGTGAAGCCTAACATACCGTCTTATTGAACAGTTCTTGTTACGCCACCAGTGATGATAAATGAAGCTGAATATTTAACAGCGTCTCCTATACTTCCAGGAGGGTTGTAGGCTGTCATTACAGCTTGGAACGCATACTGAACTTTGCCAGCACCAGTTCCTTGTGGTCTATACACTACAGCAACCTCAATTCCAAGCAATGGGTCAAGCCATCCATCAAGTGTGATATCCCAAAAGCCTTCAATTGCGAATGTACCTCCCTTTAATCCAGGAATATAGGTCTTGTCAGTTGTTCCGAAACAACTTGTTTCTGCAGTATCTGCCGCTCTTGGAAAGTCAGCCTTATTGGTATAAGGTGACACATCATGCGTTGCAACGCTGCAGTAAATCGATTTACCATGTACGAATGCCATTACGCTCACTCCTTTCTTCAGGTGAATGATTATTTCCTACATAACGCTACTGCGAATGTAGCTGTTCCAGAACCACCATTAAATGCATATTTGACTCTGGTGTACCTCTTGACTGTACCGCTAAACACAATCCTTTCATGTGTTAAGGCTGATGCCAATGTGAATGTAGCCAATGTGGTTGTATCAGTTGCAAAGTTGTCGGTAGAATGCTCTATCGTAACTGTTACAACTGCTGATGTGCTGTACAGTTCAAGGTAAGCAGAACCACCGTTTGATGTAGCTGCTGTGTTGTCATTGGCTGTTGTTGTTCCATTAACTGTTACAGCTTCGTATTTCTTAATCAGCTTAACACGCTCTCTGCCCACGTTTGAATGTCCTGCCATGCTGATTTTCACTGCATCGTCCTTTGTACCCATGACTGAGTACGCTGTTTGAATCATGCTTAGTGCGTATCCGATACCACCTAGCACATTGCCTCCAGGAAACCATATCATGTTATTGACTGTGTTTGCTCCTGATAGTACGGTGTTAAGTTGTTCGTCAACTGCTCCTACATCACCGTCGTACAAACCTTCTGCAGACAATGTTGCGTCCTTCATGCCAGCCAAGTATGTCTTGTTGTCGTTTCCGAAGGTGCTTGTCTCTGCTGTATCGGCTGAATACGGTGAATCAATCTTGTTTAGATAGCCTGTGATGTTGTAGCCATTTAACATCACGAATATCGACTTACCATGTACGAATGCCATGTTTACTCACTCCTTTCCTAGTATGCATTGATTATTGAGGTTGAAAAGTTCAAAGACTGAAGGTGGCGTCTGTTTTGGTCTCTGCCAAGGTCAAACACATCACCTTGCTGCTCTATAAACAAGTAAGTCCTTGTAGTGCCGACTGGTGTGTAGTTCGTAACACCATCTAATGCTGCTTTTATAGCCATCCACAATACGTGAAGCTGGTGTTCAGATGGATGTCGTGCCATTATCTGAAACGACGGATGAATTATGGCTGCTTTGGTATTTGCACCAAAGGTGTGCTCTGGGTTGTAGCCACCTGTGTGGACTATAGCGAATGCTATTTCCTTATCTGCAGGTAATTCACCATACACATCTGTTGTAACTGCAGCTAGCAAGGCTTTGATGTCAGCTGTTATGTCAAATGGTTCAGCCATTTTCAG